ATATATCAGTAAGCCAGTATTGTCTATCATCGCCATCGTATTCATTTATTATGTCTTGTGCTATCTGTTCACGTATTTCTTTCTCGCTCATTCCTTCACCTTTCCCCGAGCGATAGCAACACAAACTTTGACTACCACTTGAATGTCTTCCCATTTACTGTGAATGATTGATTAATGATTGGTACAATTTGTGGTGTTACGTTCTTGCCATCTATGTGTAGGATACCGAAGCCTTGTTGCCATGTGAATAGCCCAGCCTTGATGTACTTTGCGTTACGATAGTCCATAAGGTTACCAAGTTCCATACCCCAGATAGTTTTAGGCTTACCGCCACGATAGGTTTGAGTCTGGTGTGTGAGACCCATACGGTGGGTGTGTCCACATACTACACTCATACCTGAACGCTTGGCTAAACCCAATGCGGTGGCTCCTGCGGTAGGTTGTACGTTACCCTCATCACCATGCATAAGCAGCCAGCCAGGGGCTAATTCGTATGGGTCTTTATGGTAAACAATACCTAACTCCTTAAGTCCTAAAAAGTTCTCTAACTCTAGTTCAGGTAGCCCAAGAAATCCTGGCGCTCTCATTGCAATTGTGTTAAAGAGTCGGTCAGTGTGGTTACTGCGTACCATGTGCTCGATAGTTAAATCGTATAACACCTTCTTGGTAAGGTCACGGTCACGACCAATAGAACGTTCATACTCTAACTCGGTACCCTTGCTCCATTTACTGATAGTCTGCATATCCATTTCATCACCACAGGATACGACTGTTTCTGGTTGGTACCATTGGATAAACCGAGCCACCGCTTTAGTGGCTAGTACATCATGATATGGAACTTGAAGGTCAGATATGCAAACTATATTTTTCATGGCTTCTTTTTAACCGCTTTCTTAATAGGTTTCTTTGCAACCTTCTTGGCTTCATCTCTATTTCTTTTAGCAACATTCTCTCTCTTAGAAACAGCATTTAGATTTGATAGACGGTCATCACCTTCTCGACCCTTTTCATTCTTATGATTTACATCAGTGCCTTTAGGTAACTTCTTCCCCATAGATTCCTCGTACTCAACCCTGGCTTTATTGCTAGAACTGGTAGTAACGGAACCATCTGAGTGTGTTGTTTTGTAGACATAGATGGGTCTGCCACCGTTTGCCTTACTTCCCCGATACGGTCCATACCGTTTAGTTGTCATTCGCTTGGCCACTTTCCTCGTAGAACTAGCAACCCAATGATTGCATAGTTTGCCATATCCTTAAACGAATCTTCTAGTGACTCATGCTCTGGCTCAGCGCCACTATCTATTAGGTTGTTGATACGTGCCAACTTGTCGTGCATGCGCACACGCAATCCGTTGAGTGGACCGCCAGGACTTTGAGAAATATTTTTCGGACCATAGTCCCTGTGCTTACTAATCAGCAATTCTGATAATTCTTCAATGGTATCCTCAAGATGTAATGAATTCATTTGTCTCCCTCTAATAAATCTTTAAGTTCTTCTTCTATCTGGAACATATGTTCGTGTATGATTGCATCCTCTACTAACTTCTTCATTAGCGGAAGGTCTGACTGTGCTGCGTACAATGTACCGTAGGTAAGTTGCACGATAGTTCTTACTTCCTCTGGGTCATCTGCTTTCTCAAACAGTTGGCGAAGAAAACTACCAAACATTAACTTGTATCCATTGGGTAAAGATATGGATGGGTCAAATTCTTCTTCATCATTATCGTCAATCATGTGGTCAGTAGCATCAAAGATGTTATCGAAGTGCTGCCCACAGACTAAGCAAGGTGGTATTTCAATCGACATTTAATCCCATTTTCTCTCTAATCCAAGTCGCCCCATATCTAATATATGCTGAGTTGACATCTTCTCCGTCTCCGAAGGAAACCGTTGTGACTGGTAATTCTTTTGATAGACTGGCTGCAAACTCACGTCCTGGGGAATCACCGTCAGCAAAGACGAAGATGCGTTCAAAGTCCGCAAGTAACCTCGTATAGTGTTTCTTCCAAGAGTTCGCTCCAGGAACCCCAACACAGGGAATGCCAACCAAGCGTGACATAGTAAGCGTATCCAACTCTCCTTCACAGACACCAATCCAATCTCCTGCCCTCTCAATATCAAGTACATTATACATGCGAGTGTCAGCACCAGCCATACCCATATACTTAGGTTCAACAGCAGGATTAAGAGAACGAAAGCGCAAGTCAACAACCCCAGTCTTTGTGATGTACGGAATACTAAGTCTACCCGTGTATTGTTCATGTCCAACCTCAGGCTTCTCTACTACGCCTAATTGCGCCAGATGTGCTGCTTCCCTTGTTATTCCCCGACTTGCTAGGTAACCTTCCGCCAGAGAGATGCTTTCCGCGTATTTGCTGGTGGCTCTCCCCAGTAATTCCTTCTGCGATTGATTTTGCTTCACGGATATCCACCCCTTCCTTCTTAGCGATTATTTGAATACTATTACCCTGCATACCGCAGCCAAAGCAATTAAAGATATTGTTCTTGGTATTGAAACTAGCACTTGCATGTGAGTCATTGTGGAACGGGCATTTGATATTTACCTGACCAGTAGAGCGCGTAATGTTAGCACCGTAGTGCTTTAGCACCGCTACTATGTCAGGTAAATCATCCACCAAATACATCATCCAACCTTAATACTAGGTACGAATCTCCTACTGATTTCCCTCGCGCTTTGATAACAACCGCTGGTAAGATAGTAGTGAGTTCAATGTTCCGCGCTTCGGCGTAATTTGCTGCTTCGACTTGTGCTTCTTTAGTCCATCCACTGAGGTCAATCTTGTTACCTGCACCTGGGGCTTTGGCTTCAAGGATTCCGATAGCGCCAAGGAAGTCCGAACGGACAACAATGTCTCCCTCATCTTTGCTACCTCTTCTTGCAAGGCGTTCAGCGTCGTATCCAAGTCCTCTAAAATAGTCTTTGAGTTGGGTTTCATACGTCGCTCCCCTTGCTTTGTGACTTTTTCTTGTTGTCATCTTCATCTCCAAAATTAGGTATCGTAATGGATTCAATTGTTGAGCGTAGTGAAACTTCAAACGTCTTTGTAATTACTTCTGCTGCATCTTGCCAACCACGCAGGTAGGCTGCTTGTTGTATCTCTTTAAGCGTATCATCTATTAACATATTATCCCCTAAGCATTCTCTGGTATATCATCTATATACATATATTCTGGATTGAAGGCTAACCAAGTCATTAGCGTTCCATTCGCGTCGGCTCTTCCATAGCGATTCTTGACTGATGCAACGCCCATTGATGTGCCAACAGTCCCGATTGTACATATGAGCGCAGGGAGTTGAGAGACTTTTCCTTGGATGGCGCTTCTTGGCTGACAAGGATTTCCAGGAACTGCCTCCGAAGTATGGTGTAGAACCACAATCGCTGCATTAGTTGCTCTCGCAAGATATTTTAACTCCTTCATAATTGCTCGCATTGATGCGAATTCTTCTCCACCATCTGTGGCTACATCCATTAAGTTATCAAGTATAATAAGCACAGGGGGACAACCCCATAGTTCCTCGAATGCTTGTACTTCTTCATCAATATCCTGTAAGGTTGGTGATGATTCAAACGACCAGACTATATGGCTTCCTTTTTGGAGGACTGCTTTTGTCCAACCAATATCAGTATTAAGTTTCTGTTCAACATCAGACTGACTCTTTCCTGAAATCATAGATGCCAAACGCATAGCCATTGTGTGTGCATTGGTATCTGCTGAGATGTACAATGTAGGCACGTTGGTCTTGAGTGCAAGTGCTAGGGCTAGTGTTGATTTACCAGCCCCAGGAGCACCTGCAAACATTGAAACTTCTGAACGACGCATTACAATCTTGTTCTGTTCAAATGCTCTAAAAGAACTAGGGAGGGGTTCCCCTCCAATAGAGGCACGTCCGACTGAACGAATTAATGTTCTCACTTGATGCCTCCCCTAGTTATTTTTTATTCGTAGTCTGACATGTTGCTGATTTGCTTTCGCACCTCAACATCAAAATGTTTCAAGGTCTTGCCACCACCTCTGTCTTCAACTGCTGTAAACTTAACAGATATAAAATCGCCTTGCTCTGGTCGCTTTTCTGCTAACGCCATCTTCAATCTAATCTGTCCTGCTGTTAAAGTTCTTTCACCTTCACGTGTGTTGATAACAATCTTAGGTGCAATCGTTCCATCTTTCCACGTTTGCAATCCTACACTAACAACACTACCTTCTACTGAATCACCAACTTTTTCAAAGTTAATGTAAGAACCACTGTCTGCTCTGAATTCAGGATTGTCCCAAATGCTCATTGTGTACCTTTCGTTAAGTATTGACTAGAATGGAAATTGTTCTTGTTCTAGTTGACTGGCTTGCATTGGTCCGCGCCCTGAGGCATCGGACAGACCCACATCGCGTAAGGGTTTCCCGTCTTGCTTGAGATTCCCGACTTGTACTTGCGAGGGCCGTGTTGGCACGTTGGACCACCCTGTACTGGAGCCGCTGCCATAACGGATGGAGCCTGCGCCTGGGGCGGTGCTGAGTAAGGCGGTGCTCCTGTGCTTGGTGTGGAAGGCGATGTCGATAAAGGGGCGGCAATGCCTACACCTGTGAGCAATCTACCTGTTGCTGCAATTTGAGTTGCATAATCTCCAACACCCTCAAGAAGAACACTTAGTTCATCTGCGGTGCTGGCTCTAACGTTGATAAGAGACCCATCAGGGTTCTTATAGTTGACTTGTATCTTCCAGTCTTCTGCCATATTACTTCTCCTTCTTAGTGCTGAATTGACAGTACTCTGTGAGTCCACACATGTACTGGCAAGAGTTTGTGTTGGGGATAAATATAGCAGATTTTCTGGCTTTGTCAAATGTTTCGATTAGGTATTCCATTTTGTCGTAGGTGTACTCTGACAAGTCTACCATCTCGGATATGTTATTACCGCGAGACATGTAGTAGGTTCCCCATTTTACTTCAATGCCAAAGGTCTGCTCTAGCCCTAGTTTGTAGAATGCAAGTTGTAGATTACTAGTGGGTGTGTTCTGTGAGGTTTTTAAGTCGACAATGACGAGTTCCCCATTGACTTCAAACACACGGTCAATAATCATCTTAACTTGGATATCTTTTACTACTGGTGTAAGTGCTAATTCAATCGCCTTATTACCGTCTGGTGCATTCCAGATAGACCAAGTAGGGTTCGTCTTGCGCCATGCAATATAGCCCTCGACCCATCTCGGTCCAGCCTGTTGCCAGAAGGTAGCATCTTCTTTGTTAGGGTTAGCCTTAGTAGCACGACCACCCACTCTAGCGTTGGTTAAATCAAGGTCGCCCTTGCATTCGGTCCAAGCCGTATCCCATAGTTGCTGAGTGCTCATCCGTTCTCCTTGTCGTAGTTCTCACAGGCAAGGTGGAAGGCTGAGCCTCCAACAGACCAGACGGATGGTGACTCTTGTTTGTTCAGTAGCCTGCCAAGGTAGTATTGATAACCGCAGGTTAGATAGGTGGAAAATGCCGAGTAGGACATATGTTCTGGTAGTGTATATTCTTCTAGTTTAATTGACATAGTTGGAGTTTAGCATAACCCAACCCAGTTTGGCAAATCTTTAAACATTTGACTTTTAGAAAATAGTCTGTATACTTAGTTATATAAGTAATTATATATAAAAGCCTTCGGCTTTATATAATATAATATTATATAATAATATATATTATACATACAAGGGAGTACTATGTCAAACTTTTTAGAGACTACGCTAGCAGCAACCATAGGTGTCACGGTATTCTACCTACTGGAATCAATCTATTACGATATCAAGGCACGTATTCGTGGCAGACAGTATGAAGATTTATGGGATTTCGTTGAAGAAGAACTTGAAGATTAACCCCTAGAAACAACAAAAGACCCCCTCGCCCTAGGTGATACCTAAGGTAAGGGGGTTTCTTGTCTGTATGGGGCTGCAGGGTGGCTTATTTGGGCTACTCTGGGGAGCCTACTCCGTAGTCTCCATCGTTCTTATCAGCCCATTTAATGGCTGGGGCTGCTAGAGCACCAATCATAATGGCATACTGTGGGGCTAGGTCTGTTAGTAAAGCAATGCCCATCACTACTGCTGATGCCGCGATAGCGCGGGCATAGGACTTAATGGCAATTACTTGCTTATCGGATAGTTTGAACTTCTTCATTTGTACTCCTTCTTCTTAGGCAATGGCTTAGGGATTGAAGCCTTTACTTTATTTATTGCTTTGGGCTTACCCAACCAAGCAAACCAAGGCGA